GCCCCTTTCAAGTAGACTGCTAATGCAGTTCTTTTTATTACATTAGGTTAGAAACACCAACCAGTCTGTAGTAAACGTTCTTATCAGCGAAGGCAATTGAACCGTTACCAGCTGAACCACCTTTAGCGAATGGATTTGCGACCATGCCGTAGCGAGTCTTAAAGCCAATCTTAGGCTGGAACGTCTCTTCTCCAACCGCACGAACCATCTGTAATGGCACATATGGGCAGTAGAATAAACCAGCATCGAATGCGCTAGAACCTTTATAACCTACAGTGAAGTACTGGTTACCAGCTGCGCTTGAGAAGTAAGGATCGATGTATACTCTGATACGACCGTTCAATACACCAGCGAATGTGTTACCAGTATCGTCTACGTTAAGGTTAGAAGACAATGCAGGAGTGTAATCCAAAACACCGGCCATCTGAAGTGCAGAAGCAACGTCAGAAGAACAGATTAGGATGTTACCCTTGCCACGTCTTGTATCCTTAGCGATCTGATTAGCTTCACGCTCAATTTGGAAGATCATTCCTTTGAAGCGCTCTACTGACCAACGACCGTTAGAATCAACGTCTAGGTTAAATGTACCAGCGACTGCAGTGTTGTCTTGCGCACCAGAAGTAGCCGTGTAGTTAACTGTACGAACAACTTCTCTGTTGATCTCTGAAAGGATCTCAGCAGAAAGGATGTTTGAAAGCTCTGTCTCTGCATCAAGGCCGTGAACAGCTTTGAGGTCTTGAGCAAGCTCCATTGTGTACTCAGCTTTGAGTGCACGTGATACAGCTGTTACAGATACCTTCTCAATTGAGAAAGCCATTTGCTGGAAGCCGTTGTTGGCAGCATCGCCAAGCGCTTCAGCACGAGCTGTTGACATACCAGTTGCTACAGTATAGCCATTAGCTGATACACGAGCAGTTGGATCAGTACCAGTTTGACCAGTAGTAACGCCATCGCCAGTTGACTCATCACGAGCAAAACCAGACAATGTATTACCTGAAGCAGACTTAGAGAAGTCTGTATCAGCTTCGTTGTAAAGAGCCTCGGCACCGCCTTGGCTAGTATAACGAGCTCGCATTGCAAAGATTAGTCCAGTAGGACCAGTCATTGGCTGAACGCCAGCAATGTCATAAGCAATCAGGTTAGGCATAGAACGACGAACCAGTGAAATAAGCACTGGATCAAAGATATCTACGTTACCGTCGCCAGCTACAGATGACGAGGCACCCATTGCGTTAGCGGGTGAAGCTTCTCCCAACAATGTGGGCATTGAGTATCCACCAGAGCCTTGTCCTGATTCTCGTGAAGAGCGGGCTTGGTTTTCTAAGAGCGTGGCTGTTACAGATCTACGGTGAGCATCTTTAATCTCAGGAAGATCGGCATGCTCTAGAACTGGTGTCCACTTTTGAACTAGTTCTTCAGTTACATATTGCATTTGTTTATCTCTCCTATTACGGTTTTGATAGTATTATTTATGTTTATTTGCTTTTCAATGTTCTTGAAATTGTGCTGACATAGGCCGACATTTCCGGATCATTATTGTAAGAAGGTTTAACTTCCTCGTCCAATGGCTCCGCGTCATCAAAATCACTTACCACAGCTTTAGACTCGCTAGTAGTGAAATAACTTTCTTTCAGAGTTTCAAGCTTTTGGATATACTTATCCTCATCAATATAGTCAACGCTCTCAGCTAAGACACCAAATTTTTCTTTTTGTGTCTCAGTAAGAGATTCAGAAGCCTCAGCAACTAACTCAGCCTTCTTGAATTCAATCATCTCGCCTTTTGCTACAGCATTTCTTTCAATCTCTTCGTTTAGTCGAGATTCAAGATCATCTGCGCGCTGGGCCAGTTCTTCTACTACGTCCACCTTATCATCAGGTATTTCTACGTAGTGCTCGACGAACAGGTCCTTAAGGCCGTTAATGAAGCTTTCTGTTACTTCAGCTTTAATACCAGCTTCTACTGCTAACTTGTTGTCTTCCATCCAATTCTCAACAACATAGTCTAGGTACTGGTCAAGCTGTTTAACAGTATCTTCTTTCAATCTTGCTTTTTCAGCTTCGATCTCTGACTCAATGTCTACAACATACTTCTCAAGTTGCTCGTTAACTTTAGTTACTACAGCAGCTTCAAAAATAGTAATTGCTTTGTCTTTAAAATCTTCGGTGAGTGAATCATCACCTGCAAATAGAGCAGCGACATCTTCTTCGATGTTGATATCTTCTGCGTTTACCTTATGTCCTGCTCGTACTACTTCGACAGTCTCGTCAGCATTTTCACTGATTGCTTCTTGTTGAAGGGCATCAAGCATACCATCAAAAGAATTCATGAGATCTTCTTTTCTCATTGTATTCATTCTTTCTACCATGGCTTGAATTAAACCCATTTTGGTAGATTCTTTAACAGCTGCGGCCTTAGGCTTAACAGCAGTAGGCGCATCTTCTGGGTCATCCTCAGCCTTCTTTGACTTACCTGGCGCCTTGGCTTTCTTTGCTACAGGGGCAGGTACTTCTGAAGGATCACCATAAGATGCTTTGAACTCATCCAACTGCTCGTCGGTGAGGTCTTCTCTCATCTCTAGTTCTTTATCAGACATTACGTTTCTCCTTATTGGAATTTGCTACTTTTAGTATTTATAAAATCAAAGTTTTGAGAGGAAGTCCTCAAAGATCTTTAGCTTGGTTACAGATAGATCTCGTGATGAGGTCTTTTTAATTTCTTGCTTATAATCATTGATACTTGCTTCACGGATTATACCGTTGTCCCATATCCACTCTCTGTCTTCCATTATACCTTCAACGAAGGCATCCGGTGCAGATGGATCTGCTACAATATCAGCAGCAGTAGCAAGATAGAAGTCATTCTGAACCTCTGCAACACCGCCTCTATTTGGCTTAAGTGAACCCATGCCGCGCGATGATACTCCGATAGTAGCACCTTCGTTCATTAGATTCTTAACAATGTTACCCATCGGGGTTTCCATTATTTTAGCT